CGTCACGCACCTGAAGGCGCCGTGGCCGGCTGGCACGGTGCCGGGCCACGTGGTCGACTTCCCGGGCCTGGACGCCATCCCGGCCTGGGCTGCGGGCAAGTGCACGCCGGCTGCCGACGATGCCGAGGCGGTGTCGTCGTGGCCGGTCGCGGTGGCCCCGGCTGAGCTCACCGTCGAGTCCGTCAAGGCGCCCGAGGGTGAGCCCGTCGTGAACCCTGCCGTCAAGAAGGCCAAGGCCGCCGCCGGCTGAGCCCGCGCACCGCCGTCGCCCGCTATGCTCACGCTCGCGCAGGCGACGGCCTACCTCGACGAAGCCCTCGGCATCACGGTGCCGAGCTTCGTCGTTCACGCCGCAGTCGACGACGTGGCCGCGCTCGAGCCGGCCATGGTGGCGGCGGGCTACAGCGCCGCGACCATCGTGCGAATCCAGGCCATGGCCGTGGCCATCGTTGCCGGCGCCGACAGCGCGCGCCGCATCCAGTCGCAGGGCGCCCCATCGGGGGCCTCGCGCAGCTTCAAGAACGCCGACAACGCCATCACGGCACTGCGGCGCAGCCTGTCTGGCCTGGACAGCGCCGGCATCACGGCCGCGCTTGTCGGGGCCGACCCGGCCAATTCGACGCTTCTCCTCGTGGTCTAGGGCGCCGCCCGCGTGACAGCGCACACCAGCACCAGGCGCCGCGGCTGACCCTGCCAGACATCACCAAACAGGACCCCCGACCATGACGATTCCGCAAGGCTTCGAGTTCACCGGCGCCGGCTGGTATGACCGCAACACCGGCCGCGGGCCGTACAGCTACGACGGCGTTTCCATGACGCTCATGAGCACCGGCAACATCACCGGCAAGTTCCGCGAGGCGTTCGAGTCATTCACGCCCGGCGAGAAGTACGACATCACCAGCAATGGCGCCGGTGACTTGGTCTTCCTCGACGGCAACGCCGCCGCCGCGAGCTACCTGGTGATCAGCAAAGACCCGTTGCAGGCCGGAACAGAGACGATCGTCACGTCGCGTGACACCGCCAAGATGCCGATCGACGCCTCAATCGGCCTGTCGATGTCACAGCGCACGCTCGGCCAGGAGATGGCGGTCGAGTTTGTCGATACGCTGCCGTCGCTTCCCGATGTGCCCGACATTGCCATCGCGTCGATCACTCAAGCGCTGTCGGTGTTGACGGTTGACACCGTTGCACCGCACGGCCTGTTCGTTGGCCGATCTATCGGCATCTTTGGGTGCGCAAACGAGGTAGCGAACTATCCGTCTTTGGTTGTCGCCACTGTTACGTCGCCGACCCAGTTCACAGTAACTGCTGGACCTGGTGGCACTATCGCATCGCAGACGATTGCGAACCCATCCGGCGAGAAGGGGTTTGTCTATTTCCGAGAGAGACTTGGCCGCGCGCAGAACGGCATTTCGCAAATCTTCGAGAACGCGACCGTTACGAACTCGTCGTTTTACGTCCGCAGCGAATCTGGCGACGTGCTTCCGTCAGGAACCGTCGCGGGAAACCACTCCGTCACGATTGCAACGACGGCTTCGACTCAACTTGCCCCCAACACGCAGTACACGTACAGCTTCTCCCCTTCGACGGAGTACCGCTACAACATCCAGGCGGATCGCGTCCAGTGTTCCGATGCAGTCATCGACACTGTTGCGCAGCCGATCAACCGGTTGCTGCGCGTGCAGGTCTGCCCGGACCCGGTTAATGACTACCGCCTGCGCTTTCGGGCCACGAACAACAAGGCACTGACTGTCCCTGCCGCGCAGATCGTTTCAGCGGTTAAAGCCACCGCCAGCGCCACCGCGACGATTACAACCGACGTTCCGCACGGGTTTATTATTGGTGATCCGGTTGTCGTCTACGGCATCCGCGATCAGACCAACTTCGCCAACCTTCTGGTAGCTACGGGCGTTGCGTCTGTCATTGATGCTACGTCGTTCACGATTGTCATCGGTACGGCCGTTATCTCAACCAGCTATGGCGGATACGTCGCCAAGGTGCAGGGTGGTAACCTGATGTCTGCGCTGGGCGCAAGCGCGGTGGTTGCGCAGTCTGCGGTTTTGTCCACGCTGGCAGACGGCACGCGGCAACTCGTCATCACCGGCAACACGACATGGGCCGCTGGCTCTATCGGTGATCTCGTGAACGTGGTCGGCATGCGGGCAGACCTGACAGGCACTTCGCTAGGCATGGATGGCCCGTGGAAGATCGCCAACCAGGCCACGACTTTCCTGACGTTGGTTTTGCCGTTCCCGGATCAGCGCACCCTTCCGGCGGACTTCGCCAGCACCAACTGCGGCGGCGCGATCATCAAGCGCACCGACATTCGGGTGTCGTTCGTGCGGGTGTTCGAGTTCCAGCGCGAGCGTGTTGAGCTGCTGTCTCGCCCGGCCGGCGACATGGCCGGCGCGGTTCCTGTCGTCCCGCAAGGGGGCACGATTGCCTCCGTCTCTGGCGTCACGACCGTTTCGACCGTTTCGACCGTCTCCGCTGTCACCAGCGCCGGTACGCCGCTTGCCCCGGCCACGCCCTACATCCTGAACAGTCTCGCAACTACCAACATCGCCCTTATTTTGACGGGCTCCAGTGGCTTGCAGGCTTTCTACGCCACAAACATCGGCGCGACCCCGGCGTTTGTCAAGCTATACAACAAAGCGACCGCGCCGGTTCTCGCGTCCGATGTTCCTGCAATGGTTATCACCGTTCCTGCAGCAGTGGCCGGTGTTCCTGGGGAGAAGGAGATAACGCCAGGATTTAACGGTTACCGCTTTGCATTGGGATTGGGCATCGCCATAACCGGCGCCGTGGCAGACACCGACGCCACGGCGGTGGCCGCAGGCCAAGTCAAGGTCATGCTGTCTCGAACCGTGTAAGGACATCGCGCCGGAACCATAAGAGCCAGTTTCCGGTGCTACATCGCCCATTGAACCAGGAGAACACCATGCCGCGCAATTACGACACGACCTCGGGACTGCCTTACCCGCGGGTCTGCCGCATCGTCATCGATCACCACGAGGACGGCACATCGACCGTGACCTACGAGGAGCGCACCGCCATCGTCGATGCAGGCGGCGCCGTGCGGCTGCTCGACGGCCGACCCGAGGTGCGGATGCTGCCGTTGCCTGCGCCGACGCACCCGGTCGGGTATGTCAACCCGGCCACGGGTGCGCAGATTCCTGGCTCGACGACTGTGCAGCAGATGCTGATGGGCATCACCGCCATCTGCCGCCGCGGGCAGATGCTGCTTGACGGCGAGGCCGACCCGCTGCAGCCGCTGCCCTGACATGCTCGTCGCCCACTACATCGGCGCCCACCGCGGCGACAGCCTGCACGTCCGCCTGGGCTGGGCGTGCGTGCGCGCCGTGCAGCGTGGCGAGTACAAGCGCGTCACGCACGTCGAGTCGATCCTCCAGGAGCACGACGACGGCACCGTCACCATCGCCAGCAGCAGCTTGCGCGACGGCGGCGTGCGAGCCAAGCGCGTGTCGCTCAAGGCGGGCCACTGGCTCATCTCTGACGTGCCGCACTGGGACGTGGTGCGCGCGATCGAGCTGCTCGACGACACCGAGGGCTGGCCCTATGACCTGTTCGGCGCGATGGCCACCGTGCTGCCCACGCGCCAGAAGAGCGGTAGCTTCTTCTGTTCCGAGTGGGTGGCAAAGCCGTTCCTGCGCAGCCCGCAGACCTTCGGCCCGGCGCAGCTTGCCGCCATCACCATGAGCCCCGCCTTCGGCCGCAACGTAACGGCCGACTTCTTCGGCAGCCGAGCCGTCGCCTGAAGCAGCATGCCGGCCGTTTACCTCGCGCAGCCCACCACCGCATCCAGCTGGTCATACCGCCAGACCGCCACGCTCTGGCGCCTGGCGGCCACGGCCGAGTGGAGCGGCCAGACGACCTACACGCTCGCCGGGCAGTTTCTGTGCGACCACTCCGCAGAGTCGCGCCGCATGGCCAGCGCCAGCGGCGACGAGTTCGTGTCGCGGCTGCTGATCTACACCTCACTGCCCGACATCAAGCAGGGCGACATGGTGCTGGTGGGCGTGTCTGAGCTCGCCGACCCGTTTGCGGCCGGCGCCCAGGAGGTGCGGGCCGTGGCCTCGTGGGCCGACACCTTCAAGGCCGAAGGCTCCCCCGACTTCCGCATCGCCACCTGAAGGCAGGCCCGCGCGGTGGGCCTTCCTAGCATCCGTCGCATGGATCGCAACCGTGTTCGCGTGGTCAACCGCATGCCGCAGTTTCTGACGGCGACGCAGGCCCGCGCGCAGCGCACGGTGATGACGATGTTGATCCCGATCGGGAGCGAGACGGTCGGCATGATCCCGAGGGCGTCCTCGGACCTTGTCAACTCACAGACGCGCGAGGTCGACATGATCGGCACTGTCGTTCGCGGTCGCATCGGCTTCATGACCGAGTACGCCGCGGCGGTGCACGAGGCGCCCGGCACGCTGCTCGGCAAGAACGTGCCGCGCCCGAAGGGGCAAGGTGTCGTCTGGGGTCCGTCCGGTGAGCCCGAGTTCCTGAAGAAGGGCGCCGAGCAGGCGAAGAATGTCGTCGAGCAGGCCCTGCGCCGGGGGATGCGGCTGTGACGGCCATCGCCGAGCGCATCGCCGATGTCATCCGCCCGGTGCTGCCCGGTGTCGTGCTGTCGTTCGGCCGCGTGGCCGGCGCACCCGACGCACAGAAGCGCTACGCGGTGATCCGCCCGGCCGGCGGCAGCAGCGGCGACCTTGTGCGCCGCCCCCTTTTCACGCTCGACCTCATGGGCCTGCCGAACGGCGACGCCACGCCCACCGCGGCGCTTGTCGAAGCAGCCATTCAGCGCATGCGTCAGCCCGCCGACGGCCTGGTGTTCCTGGCCCCGGGCGAGCCCAGCTTCACCACCACCGCCGAAGGGCGGCCCCTGTCTTCGGTCGCCATCGCGGCGATCACCGAAACCGCACCTGTCTGAACGCAGAGGAGAGAGACCATGCCCGCCTACACCGGCCGCGACGTACTGATCGAGTTCGCCATCGGCGACGAAAACGCCGTTCTCGGCTCCCTGGTCTTCAAGACCCTCGGGATGATGCGGGGCAAGGGCATGAACGTGAACTGGGACGTGGTCGACGCCACCGGCGATAAGAGCGCGCAGTACACGCGCCAAAACCTCGTGACCTTCAAGCAGGTCGAGTTCAGCGGCGACGGCGTCGCCTACACCGAGGCCGTGCACAACCAGGCCGAGCTGAAGGCGCACATCTACAACCCGGGCGCTGGCACGGGCGGCCAGCCGAAGGCCTGGATCCGCCAGACCGCACCGGACGGCGTGACCGTCGGCCCGTTCATCTTCAGCGCCTGGGAGAGCGCGTCGCCTTTCGACGACGTTGTCACCTGGAGCACGAGCGCGCAGTCGAACGGCGCCGTTACCTTTACCCCGGCCTGACCGCCGCACCACTTCAGGAGCCTGAACCATGGCCGCTATCGCAAGCATCGAAGCCAACGCCAATGCGGACTTCGCCGCCCCGCTGACTGTGCTCACCGCCAGCGACACGATCACATTCACGCCGGGCCGCGTGCAGCTGCTCGTCATCCGCAACCCGACCGCCGGCAGCCTGACGCTCAAGATCGACGGCGACGCCGGCACGACGCTGCCCATTGCCGGCCTGGGGAACGTGAGCGTGGCCGGTGGTTATGACATCGTCGTCGGCGCCGGCCTGTCGCGCGCTGTCGTGCTGTCGCGGATCAGCGGCTACTGCCAGGGCGTGGTGACGCTGACCGGCGCGGCCTTGTGCGTCGTGCAGCTGTTCAGCATCTGACCGGCCTGCGCCCCGGGCATGCTGGTCGAGCACGGCTTCGTCCGCGCGCAGCTGCCTGACGGGCGCGAGTGGACCTTCACCCCCAGCATCGGCCGCGTCGCTGAGCTGGGCACGCCGGAGGGCGTCGTCGAGGTGTACGCGGCGCTGCACGGCCCGCGCGCTGCCCGCGTGGCTGGCGAGGTGCTGGCTTGGCTGTGTGACCAGGACGACGCTAGCGATTTGATCGGCTGGCGCGATGAGCGCGGCGAACACGACGGCGCGATGCCGGCCGCCGAGCAAATCATCCTTGCCCGGCACCTCATGCAGCACGGCGTCTGCGGCAAGCCTGACCCGGCCGCGGCCAGCGACGGAGGCAGTTACAGCAGCCGCTTCGACGCCTCGCAGTTCATCGCCCTCGGGCGCGTGCACCTGGGCATGACGCACGACGAGGCGGCTGCGCTGTCCATGACCGAGCTGCAGCAGCTGATGGCCGTGAAGTTCCCGCCGCAGGAAGGCGCGAAGGGCAAGGACGTGCCCACCAAGGCCGAGTACGAGGCGGCGATGAAGCGGCTGAAGGAGCGGCGCGGTGAATAGCCCGGGTGGCATGAACGTC